GAAATTGGATGATCGATCAATCCAAAAAAGCGATTCGCCCGTCGCCGCCCAGGCGATTATATTCGCGGCAATACTCGACGCGCGGATCGGCAAACCGGCGCCGTTTTTCGAGTTTTCCGTTCAGGCAAACCGCAACGTACAATTCAGCGGGAATTTGGCGGCGATGTTGGGCGATGACTTTTACGCCTTGCCGAGCCTTGGACATTCGAAATTCGACAATCGAAAGCGCTGGCTCAACGTCGCGAAATTCGCAAAAGCATGTCACCTCATCCCCGGCTGCTGCGTCGTCAATCGCTCGCTTCGCCCCGGGCCATGTCCTAGCCGAAAGAACCTCAGAAAGATTTCTGCCCACAGCCTCGAAGTCCGTCGCGTGCTGCAAAATCTCCCCATCCAAATCAACGACAAATTCGATCTTCTGCATCGCCATACCCTCAGTTGGAAAGAGCCGCATCCGTGGGGCCGGTTTATTCCTAACGGTAGGGTCGCAGCTAGCAAGACAAGTCTGGTCACACCGATTGGGAAAAGTTTGCGGGGGTGTGGTGGTGAGGGGCAATAGTAATAAGGGACATCGCTCGTGATCCAATCTGCCACACCGCAGCCGCCCGACCTAATCGCCGAGTTTGGCGATATTTGGGTATTGAGCTTGAACGGCGACGACGTGCTGGACTATCTATTCCACCGCAACGAATCGCCCTTGCTTGGGCACGCGGCCGGAATGCTGGCTTGGGCGAGCTTTGAATTTACCGTCGACCTGACGCTGATCTGCGGATTTTGGATTGCAGATGATGAGCGTGGGTGGTCGGAAGATGTTTACCCAACTGGATACTTTGCGGGCACGTTGAGTTGCTTTCCCGTGGTAAAGAGAATGGAGGCAGGAAATGGGACGCAGTGATTTTTCCAGCGGCCTGAATGCCGGATGCGGATTTCTTGCCGCGATCATCATATTCACGATCCTTGGCTGCGCCGGGCTCGTTGCCATGACGCCTGGAACGTCGCTTAACCGAGAGGTGCTCATATTTCTACATGGGCACAACGCTGTTGAAAGCAACGATCGCAATTTCAAACCCGCCGCTCCGCCGCAAGGCCCAACGGAATCCGACTTTGTTTTGGAGTTTGAGGCCATCGGTAGGGACTATGGCCTTTACGCCGTTGGCACGGTGCAAAATAACGGAAGCGAGCCGGCCTATGTCGTGCTCGAAATCAACGCAAAAGATAAAGACAAAAAGTTGATTGAGAGCCGACGCATGTATCCAGCCAGCACGGAGAACATTGCGCCCGGCGAAACCGTCGCGTTTGATGTTCTCGCTTCTAGGTCCGATACTGCGGAATTCGTCTCGGTGCGAATTGCCGAGGTCGATCAGTGGCGGCGTTAAGAAGCCACGGAAGTAGGCTCCTCCGCTACCTCTTCCTCTTCGGTTTCGATTGGATCAGCCTCTGGCCGTAATAGCTCGCGAACCACGTCAACATCCTCTCGCTCTTCCTCTGTCAGCGTCGGAATGTCGAGCCGCTTGCGCATCCCTTCAAAATCGATGTTGCCATATTCCAGCAGGAAGTTTTCGGGGCTCGCGATGATGCTCTTGTAAATCTCGCGCAGGAATCCCAACGCCAAATCGTTGATCGGCGATGGCACGATGAAAACCGAATCCTCTGCTTCCGGCCCGTAGTTCATTCGCAGCATGTCGTTGACGCAATAGCTGTTCGTGTGCTGAACGAGCAAATTGTGCCGCTGTTGCATGTTGCTGATGGCGAAGTCGGCATGTTCGCCGGCCTCGGCCTTCGTTCCGTACTGGCCTTCCAAGATGGCCCGCTCGGGCAGGCCAAATGCTCGCACCTTCAGCACGTCCAGGTATTTCATGCGGTCGATGAACGTGGTGGTGGTATTGCCGGACCCTTCCAGCAAATCGATTTCCCACGCCAGTTTTTCAATGGCCGCGGCATCCATCGAATCTTGGATGCGCTTGGGAATCGCCACGCCGGCCGACTGGCCTAGCGCATTGATTACCGCCAGCGCCTTTTCCTGATTGTCGACCAACTGGCCGCTCTCATCTTCGTAGCCCATCGGGTATTTAACGACGATCTTCGTTCCGGCGATTTTCTTATCGTAGCGCTGCGCCGCACCATCGACAGTTCCCCATGCATCATACGGCCCCTCGGCAATTCGCATGATCGCTTGCCCGTACCAATCGGTGCCTTCGACGTCGAAGCTGTACAGCAACGTGTCGGCCCCCATCAGGTCAATTTGCGACGTCGTGAACGGCCACTGCCGCAAGCCTTCGTAACTTCCCGTGGCCACGTCGACCAGGATCTTCGTGATGTCATGCAGCAGCGGCTTGAACTTTTGCACCACAAACATGCCATCGCGGTTCATGCCCCACACTTTTTCGTAAGACTGCCAGCCGAAGTCGATGCAGCCGTACAGGCCGGTGCGCATCAGGTGGTTTTGGTGTGGCAGAATCGCCTTGGCGATAAACTCTTTCGCGCCCTCGGGTGCATCTTCGTTCGCGTCAACACTCCACTCGCTTTCGAGGATGGGCGCCACGGTCAGCCAGCGAGCCAAGGCGATTGTCGGATCGCGGCGCATTTCGCGAATCTTGGCATAGCCGGTGGTGCCGGCTTGCTTGGGCAATTCCTGCCCTTCGAAGAGCAGCGTCAGCACTTGCGGCGGCGTCAGTTCCTTGCCTTTGCGTTTGGCCATGTCAGCGGTCCTATAGTGTGGCGATGCTCACCGGCGGGGCCGGGGCGAAGTTGATGCGAATGGGGAACAGGTAGTGAACCGGGTAGCCTAGCGCATCGCTCATATGGCCGATGTCGCCGTAGTCGTCGGGGTCGCTGCTGCCCTCTTTATACGCGCGGGTGTTCAGGTCGCGAATCAAATTCTTACACTTTGGATTGATCCTGCAACGCCTCTCGCCGGCGGCATTGCAAAACATCGCATTGCACGCGGCGAACCGATCGGCGATGGGCGGGTTCGAGTCACGAAAGTAGACGCGGCGGCCGGCGAACCGCTCATCGTTTTTGATCTGCAAATAGTCGGACGATGACGCAGATGTCTTGCGAGCCTTGCCGCTGGCGTCGCCGTAGAATTCGAAGCCGGCCTTGTGAGTGCCGTAACGCCGGTGCAGTTCGTCTAGGGTGGCTCGCGTGTTCGTGTTGCGGATGAATAGCTCGTCGTGAATCTCAATTTTCTTGCCTTCACGATGGCCGATAACCCAACTCATCGGGTCGACGTTGAAATCGCAGCCGACAAGCAACGGGCGGTCGTGGCGGTAAGCGGCTTCACTGGAAACATTGCAGCCCTCGGCGTCGTCAAACGCATGGAAGATTGCCCCGCTGGCCGACTCCCACGAGGCCCGATACTGCTCGTTGTAATCTTTGGCGTCTAACTTTTCTTTCCAGTAAGCGATTTGCTTTGGAGTCAAAATATCTTCGCTCGGCCAAGTGTAGTATTCCTCGGCCTTTTCAAAACAGAACGATTTGAAATCGGCGGCGCCACGGCCCGCACGCTTCGGAACGCCGATGACCCACAGCCACGGGTCGCGGTGGGTAAGCGCCGGCCCTAGGTTCAAGTCGATAATCTTCGGCTGCTGGTCACACGCCTCATCAACCACACCACCATCCCACTGGACGCCTTCCGCGCGTTCCGGCTTGTCGAGCCCCAGCAGAAACAGCGTCGAGCCGAACACTGTCCTGATTGTCAGGTCGCTTTCACTAATGCTGGCGACCCATGATTTCGGCACGAGGTTTTTTAACGGCCCCCACGCCACTCGCTTCGCTTGGTCCCGTGTCGGCAAGGCATAGAAGTAAATCGGGTCTGGCCACGGTTTTTTCACCGGAAGAAATCGCACAACCCGGCGGCGAGCCACCTCCGTCTTGCCGCTTCCACGACCAGCAGCTACGGCCACTCGCTTGGCGGTCGTGCGCCAAAGGGCGTCTTGCCGAGCATGATAGCGCAGCGGCTTCCACGCCGGCGGGAGTGGTGGCGTACTCGCGATCATTGCCAGCCCCATTTCTTCTCAGGGCATCGCCCAACGCGAAACATACTGGCCGTCCGATCAAACCGCTCGCAAATACGATGCTTGGTGCAGCCGCGATTGCGTCGCGCGGGCACGCCGATCCACTTCCACAGCGGGCACTGCCAGCAATGTTCGCGCTTGATCGCCTGAATTTCCGCAGGCGTGCGCATGCCGTCCAGGGGGATGGGTTGCAGTGGCATCTTAGATTCCTAGGACGGAGCCAATTTCAACCAGCCAATTCAACTGGATGCCGTCGTGCTCGCGCAGGTATTTCAGCTTGCGCCGCACGCGAGCCGCCCAGCCGCTATCGACTTTCCCCTTGCGAGTGATCCGCCGCAGCCGACGTTCCAATCGACGCACAACATTCGCCTGCCATTTGAAGTGGTGAACAGTGACCTTCAGCGATTGCCCGCGTTTGCTCCTGCCCATGCGGCAGACGTTCGGATGGTGCGATGTCGGCGCAAACGGCGACAACACGTAGCACGGGCCACCAAAATGCAAACGCTGATTGAGCGAGCGGCCGTTACTGGCCAGCGGAAATTGCTGCTCGAGCGGGATCTCCGCTTGAATATTGGCGAGCTTTCCACCGGCGGCGACGCGATCGCGCCAGCGTCCCTCCACAAACGAGCAAGGTTTTTCACCGGCGACAACCTCTTGGACGAATTCTGGCGTGATCTCGGCAAACTCATCCAAGTCGCAGAAAAACGCCCACTCGCCCGCGGGGTGCTGATCGCGAATGAATGCCTCGCGAGCATGGGCGGAAAACTTGAATTGCTTGAAGCTGCCAAGTAGCAGAAATTCGCCGCCCTCCGCTTCGATGATCTTGCGGGCTGCGGCTTCCGTCCCTGCATTCTCGCGTTCAATGCCGTAGATCGTCACCGGGAAAACAGTCGCCCCGAGCCGGCGATAGTGCCGCACGAAAAATGGCAGGATGGCCAGGTCGTTATCGAGAATGGTCACATAGCAGCGCATCAGGAAAACTCCGCAGTGGTTCGTCCTTGCCAGTTGGCCCGATTGTGATTGTCGGCGGTTTCCAAATGGTAGACGTGCAGGCCGGGGATTAGCCGGCGATTCGCCCCGCTCCACAGCTTTGAAAACGTCATGTCACTGCGCGCGGCGGTCGAACTGTCCTCAGCGTAGAATCGCCCGCGCGTCGGAAAATGCCACAGTTGAAAGTAGCCCGACGGCACGAGGTGTCCATGCCGACGAATGTTTCGCATTTCCTTCAGCGAGCCGCGCACGCTTGGCGTTTTCAAAACCTCACGCCACTGTCGCTTGCCCACCACGCGCCGCCGCGGAGCCGTCCAGAGACATTGCGGGGCGAGATTGTCGACATTGAACGAATCGAGAATGGCCGTGTCCGCATCGACGTGCAACAGCCAGCCGGTTCGCTGCAGCTTGCGCAGTCCTTCATTGATGGCCAGCCCCTTGGCAAACTTCGCCCCGTCGCGATGAAACGCGAATGTCGGCAAATATTGCACGTCGCACTGCTCGCACACGTCGATGGTTTGTTCATCGGTAGGCGTCGTCACAACCAAAACGCGATCCACGCGCGACCGCAACAGCGGCAGCGTTTCGCGCAGGTAGTCCGCGTAATTTACGCAGGTGACAACGGCCTCGATCATGCTTGCCTCAGTAAAAACGAGGGCGAGATTTGATGCTCGGGGCTGGCGGCAACTTCGACCAATCGCCAGTTCGACTCCCGGCAGAATTGCGACACGGCTTCGACGATGCCCCACTGGCCGCGTCGAGCCCACGCATTGCTCTTGGCCGGCAAATAGTCGTGGCCGGCGATGACACCGCCATCCTTGACGAGGCGCGCGCACTCGCGAAGATCGAACAGCACGGCCGGCAAACGGTGATCGCCGTCGATGTAGGCCCAGTGGAGCGAATCATCAGGCAGGCTCGGCAGCACTTCGCTGGACGAACCGCGGCGAAACTCAACTTGGCCGGCCAATATCTGGTCGGGGAATCGGTCTATCGCCTGCGACATGGCCGCAATGTGCTTCTCTTCGGTGATCGCTTCCCAATTCGGCAGGCCCATCGGCCGCCAGGGGTCGACCAAGAGCAAGTGCGACGGATTTGCGTTCTCCCACAAGGCCCATGCGTTCTCGCCGTATTGCACGCCAATTTCGAGCCCCGCACCGCCATGCGGAAACTGCTTGTAAAAATCGGCCCGAGTCTTTCGCGTTCGCTTCATGCTTGCACCTGAATTTCGCCTTCGTCGATAAACGCCAGGGTTTGAAATAGTTCCGCGTTGACGTCGATTCGCACGCCCAATTTCATGGCCGCTTGCCGCAGTCCATGCTGATCGCTGGCCGGGTGAACTTTCGACGGTGAATAAACCTGCGCAGCCGCATACAGTTCGGCCAGGGAATCTCGCCAGCCAATCACGGCGCCGCTGTTGCCGTACCGATAGCGGCCGGCATCGGGTTCGCCAGCCGGGCAGTCGGACGGCCACGGTCGACGCTCGCCCGAAATCAGCACGTCGCAATCCATGGCCAGGAAGCGTTCCAGCAGCACGTCGGGGTGGGCGAGGAATATCGCGTCGGTCGCGTCGGAAAACATCAGCCAGCGAGCCGAGCTTCGCTGAATGTGCTCGAGCGACAGCCGTGGCTTGTAACGGTTTTTCCATAGGCCGCCAGGATTGCCGAGCGACGCTGGAACATATCCATGTTCGGCCAGCGAAGTTTCAGCCAGGGTTGGTTCGGTGAAGTTGGAATAAACCGCGACTTCCAACTGGCTGGCACGATGACACTTTCGCGTGCGAGGCGCAATCGCCTGCATGATGTTTTGCGCACGCGCGTAGCAGTCCGACCCCAACGATTTCAGCCCACCATTTGCATGGATGTGGAGCGGGTTCGTGCCGGTGATAAGGTTGTGGATTTTCATGGTGAGCGAAACCTCCCCACGAGCCGGGCCGGCGGCGATGGCTGGCGGAATCCACCGCCACCGGACCCAGCATCGGGAGAATCAGCCAGCCTCCTGCAATTCTTCCTTTGGCCCAACGTGCTGCTTGTTCCGGTCGACGTGAAAGGCCGCTTGCGAGATTTGATGACCGCTTGGGCGAATTCCTAGCCACTCCGTTGCCCGCTGTAATTCTTCCGCCGGCGACGCCAGCAAGTCGTAATAGTTGATGGTCAGGTGGTCGGGATGCCGCGCGAGCATCTTGGATTTTTCGTCGTGCAAATATCTCTGCAAAGCCTCGATCGATTCAGGCTTGCGGTGCGGTTCGCGTTTCTGCAGCGATGCAATCGAGTCGCCCAGCGGTCGGTCAATGTGAATCACCCGCAGCTTGTCGCCAAAGTAATCTTCCAGCGGCTTGGACAACGCGCACAAATGCGGATACTTCGCGCCGGCGATGCCGCCCTTTTGATGAGCCTCGGCCGATCGGCCTTTCGCCCACTTCACCAGCTCGCGCGTCAACCACTCCTGCGACTTCGCACAGTCAACGCGCGGAAACGGCATCATGTCCTCGCAGATTTTCGCCAGCCCCTTGGCTTCGCCGCTGTCGGGTCGGTAGGCAAACGAATTGCCCATGTGGACGCCGAGCTTGTGCAGGCACGTTGCTAGACACGACGAACCGCTGGCATGAAGTCCAACCACGAGCACAAACGGATGTACGACGTCCTTTTCGTAGGTCGTCGCGTCAAGCCAGAATCGCGTCGGCATTTCCTGCCCTTTGATGTCGCTGTGCGATTCGTTTTGGCCGACAAGCCAATAGGGCGGAATGATGACGTTGTATTTCCGCTGCTGGTGCAGACGTCCATAGTGATGGTCGATGTGATGGCCGCTGCGCCAAACGTCGGTCGCGTTCAGGTGCTTGTAGAGGGTTGAAAGAAACTTGCCGTTGACCGCGTAAGCGTGCGTGCGGTTGACGTTGTAGGGCTGATAGCACCAGTCGTTGAGCCGCAGCGGTTCATTGCCCTTGTCTCGCGCGAACAACAGTTGCCCGCCGAGATAGAGCATGTCCCAATCGTTCGGCAGGCTCGCCTTCAGTTCGGTCAGCTTGTCGTTGAAATCGGGGCAGAACGTCGCGTCATCTTCGAAGATCATCACCGATTCGACGCCTTCATTGAGGCATGATTCGATGATGTTCAGGTGCGATCGATAGCAGCCCCAGGCCGGCGCGCCCTGCCTCCACCACGCCGGCGGCTTGCAAATCTTGCCGTCGATCGCCGCGTATCGCACCGGCGCCGGAAACGGCAGCGGTTGCGGTAATGCCGCTTGAAATTCCGTCCAGCGGTCGGGCCGACGGTCGAGGGTTACACAGTAGGTGCGGGCAAACATTAGTCAGTCTCTTGTCGAAATTGGTTGCTTTTTGGTCGAACGTGCGTTAATTTCCCTTGATTCGCCTTGGGCAATTTGGCTTTTCAGCAATAATCGCTTCACGCTGGCGAATAGTTGCGGGGCAGCAATGGGGGAGTTGATGATCGCCAGGCTCGAAAAACTCGCGCGGCTCGCCGTTTTGTCTGCCGTGCTCTTTGGCATTCTCGGCGGCTCGCTGCTCGCCGCTTATCAAGTTGGCTATGGTCATGGCTATGAAGATGGTCTAACGCTGAAGCGAAAATATGATCGGCTTACGGGGGCGGGGCTGTCTGATAGCCCGCATAAGTAGCGACGCCTCCGACGTCCGCATTGATTGGATACGTGAACAGCGCAGTGTCCGCGACTTCTCCGCTATACGGCACGCAGCGGAAACCAGCCATTAGTTGGGCATTGAAATTTGGCGACGTCGCGTATCCTAGAATCGTGTCACCCACCACGACCGCGCTCGGGTCGGTCAGCCACGCTTGGCCATCGAACAAGTCCAGGCCGGCGCCGCCCGATGCCCACGAGAATGCGTGTAGCATGTCGGCCTCGCCAACGGTCTGCACCAGAAACGGGCCGTTGTTGTGGATGAGAAATGGATCTGATAACGGGTCCGAAGAGTAGGTTTTGAGATACCAGCCATTCGCATACGTACCGTCAAATATGCCCGACGCCACCGGGAACGAGCCCAGCGGGTGACGGAATACTGCGACGATCGACGCCATGTCCGCGGTGCCGCTTGATAGGGTTCGCGTGACGTCTGTTTCTGTGCCGTCCGAAACTTTGAATGAGTGGTGCAGGTTGAGGAAGTTACCAATCACTTCAAAGTTGATCTGCGTTACGAACAGCCAGCCACTTGGTAGCGGAAGGAATGTTGCACCGGATCGCCAATTGACAAGCCATTGGCAGATAAGGTCGCCGGCTTGCACGGGGATGTGCGAGAAATCGACATTGATGCTGCCCGATGCGTCCACACCGGCGGTAGCGACTCCCACGAGGTAGTTGGGGCACGAGAATCCATCGCATGGGCACTCTTCACAGAGCACGAGCTCGCCCAGTTTATTCATAATGATCTCGCCAGATTCATTCATCCATAGTTCCATGCGGCTCTCCTAGCTGCTGCTACCTTCGGCGCATGGCCCGATGTTCTTCCATCGCAAGCAAGCGTCGTCAGGCGCGTGAACCAGCGCCTGCCATCGCCCGGCTTCCCAACCCGGTATGTCAACCAAGGCCACGCCTTCAATCGTGTCGATGCATGTCTCCCCGCCCGAGTCACTTCCCGAACTTGAATCGCTGCCGCTGCTCGATCCGCTTGACGACCCACTCGACGAACCACTTCCACTGGACGAACCCGAACTGCAGCATTCTGTCGGCGGTGGCTCGCCCAAAGTTGTCAGCACCAGCAACCCCAGGCCCAGCGTGTTGACCGCCATCATTCGATAGCAATTGCTCGGCGGATATTCACGTTCGGTCGCGTTGTAAACGTCGACTTCGAACATGCCACTGCCGCCTTCGCTGCCGCTGCCGCATTCGCCGGTGTCGTCGTCACCGCAACCGGACGGTACGCATGTTCGTGGATCGGCTGCTGGTCGCAGGTCGTTGCTGTCGTTCTCGCGATACTCAATGGCAATCTTGCCTTTGCCCAGCGTGCGTAAGCATGGATCAAAAGCGGTGATCTTCTGCGTCACCGTGCCCACAACTGCCTTGGGCTCGCCGCTGCGCATCACGCGCACCATTTCGCCTTCAACGCCCATGACGACAAACCCGAACCGCTCGGCGTCCAGGGTGTATTCGTCAAGCCGCGGCCCACACCACATGCCGACGGTTGGCGACGATCCACCGCCCCAGCGAATCAGCGACGTGTCGAAATCGTTGATCGGCCGGCAGTTGCCCCACTGGCAAGCAGCGATTGGGAACTGGTCATTGGTGAAGAAAATCAGCGGGCTTCCGCCGTTATTGATGCCGTAGGTCGCCGATTGAAAGCGAACCGGGTCGTTCGCCGGGTGAACAATATTTCCCTGCAGGGTGAAGATGGAGTAGGCGGGAATTTCCGACTGAGCATATACCCATTGTTCTTTGTTACGACTGCGCGGCGCGTCACGTCCATTAGCTTCACCCTGGGCGGAAAACCCCTGTCGCATGCTCTGATTGGGCCGCAGTGATTCGGCGATCGCGTTGTACTCGGGCGCGCGCAAGCGATCCTGCGACGTCTTGAACAACGGGAGATTATCGCGAGTGACACCGCCGGGCATGGCTTAAATCCAGATGTTCGTCCAGGTGGCGAGCGGGTAATTGATGTACGGAGTTCCATCGCGAGTTACAATCGTTTCGAACGTCTGTGTTTTGGCTCGCCAGAACTTATTCCAGCCGGTGTTTTTGTAGAGAAAGCTGGTCGCCACCGTGAGCGCGTAACCGCTGCCGTCGGTCTTGATCGTTCGGCTAACAATCGGATCTTCGAACACCAGCGTCTGCGCGGCGAACGCCATGCCGAAACTGGACGATGAAACCGAATCGTTATTGCATGAGCCGGGCAGGTTGATGAAATCGACGTGCAAGCCAGGCGGCACCTGAAAGTAGGTCCGGCGAAAACGAACCGTTCGCACTAGCTTGCCGGGCGACTCATCTTCCAACAGCGGATCGCCGTCGGAGTCCGTCCAGAGAAATGCCTTATGGTCGAGCGTGATAAATTCGGTGGCTGGCTCAATCTCTTCCGAAATCAACGGTTGATCACCGCCACCATCCGGCGGCACGGCGTAATGCACGGTGACAAGGGCATCACTGTACGAATAACCTTGGCCGTCTTGCGATCCGCTCGAGGGCAGCACGCCGATTGAACATTGATGGGCGCGGGGCTTTAGGCTGTGCGAGCCGTAAGGCCACACTCGCTGGTTCGAAAGAATGTCGAATACGAGCGCATGCCGATCTGCCCAGGCACATTGCAGCGTTGCCTGCGCAGTCCAATCCTCGCGCCCAATCGTTTCCTGTTGGGGTTGCAGCGAAGTGTGAAACTCGCTGCACGCAACGGTGGAGAATGTAATTGGCATGGGTTAGCGGGCTAGAGTGCCGACTTGGGGAATTTGGGCGTTGAGGGTTTGGAGTTGCTGCGTTTGCTTCGCGTTTTCGGCGGTCGCTTTCTCTAACTCGCGAACAGCTTTACCCAGGTTGTCGTTCATCTTTAGAAATTCGTCGGCTGTGCCACTTTGGCCAGCACGTCCTGCCGCGCCGGCCGCAGCCAGTACGTTGCCTGCAGCGGCGATTCGTGCTTCGCTTTCCTGCCGCTGCTTGGCCGCGGCTTCGATTGCTCGCTCACGATCTGCTGCAGCCGAACGGTCAGCGGCTTGTCGGCGAAAGGCTTCGACTTCGGCGATTCGGTCGAGCGTCGCTGTGGGGGTGCGTCCGTCGCCACGGTTTTGGCTACCCATGGTCGTTGGGCCGCTGTCACCCTTGACCGTGCGATAGCCACTGTCAGCGTCGCGCCGGGCTGCGAAGTCGCCCAACGCCTTGGCGCCGTCATCGCCACCGAGCCGACGACCGGCCAGCACGTCTTGGAGGTACTTTTCCTGCAGCTTGGCGTCTCGCTCAGCGTTCGCCGCCTTAACCCTGGCCGCATTTTCCTGCATTCGCTTTTCGCGTGCTTCGCGGGCTTCCACAATGCGAAAGGCATTTTGGATCTGACGACCCTCACGCTCGCCCGTGTCATCTTCCGCCGTCCGCATTGGTCGATCGCCACGAGTAGCACGACGACGCTCTTCCGCGGCGCGATTCTGCTGGATACGGTTAATTGCGTCGGCGCGATCCGCGCGGGCCTGCTCGGGCGTTGGGCCAAGCGGAGCGGCAGCGCCGGCCGGTACAGCGCCATCCTTGCCGCCTTTGATTGCTTCCACGATCTTCTCAGCGCCAGCGTCGACTGCGGCCTTCACCTTTTCGACGGCCTTCACCTGCGGGTTCTGCGATGCCGCGCCGCTAATCCGGTTGTAGAGGGCTTCCAACCCTTCGGTGCCGCCGGCACGCCCGCCGCTATCCTTGGTCGCCTTGCCTGGCGCATCTGGCGCATCCATCGGGCCGCGTGGCTCGCGTGGAGCACGCTCTCGCTGGCGTGCGGCATCTTTATTCTGTAGCCGAAACGACTCTTCGATGTCTTTTACTCGCTTCTCAAATTCATCCTTGAGTGGCGACAGGTTCAGGCTTTCGTTGGGATTTTTGGCGGCATCTTTTCCTAGCCGCAAAACCGTTTTGCTTGCCGCCATCGGCCCGTCGGTTGCGAGCGATTCAAGCACGGTGATCAAATCGCCTAGGTTGCGGCCCGCGCCTTTGGTCAGGATGGCGAGATTGCCAAATGTTCTTTCGAACGCCATCTGAATTGCGACCATGGCTCGTGTCGTCACCGACTGAAATGCGGTCAGCTTTCCACCCAACTCATCAACTTCGGTGCCAGCATCGAATAGCGAATCAGACCACTCGCCGATCGCATCAGCGAATTCGACGACCACGGGCATGGCTCGACTCAACTCTTCGACGAATGCGCCGGTCGCGTCACCGAGCTTGTCAAATGCTGGGGCAAGTTGATCGCCAATTGCCACCTTCAAATCTTTCCAGCGTGCGGCGCGGGCGGCGGCTTTATTGCTGGCGGAATCTTGCGTGCGTTCGAGGTCGCCCACTGCCTTGGCTGCCTTTTCGTAGGCGAGAGCAACGGTCGCCTGCGCCTTTTCGAGCTGCGTTAGGTCGCCTGCCGTTTTCTTTCCGGCCATGCCTAACGCTACGGTGTCCACTTCCGCCTGCGTGATGACGATGCCATAGGTTTTCAACGCCTCTCGCTCGCCCGTGAGCGCCGACTGCAGGGCTCGCAGCACGTTGGGCGTGTCTTTCGTGGCGCCATTGAAGCTCGCAAGATCGCCAGCCAGCCTTGCCATGCCCTCGGCGAGCTCGGCCGCCTGCCCTTCGGTTGCCCCGAGTCCCTGCAGCACGTTGCCGGAAGTACCAAGTAGGTCTTTCAATTCGTGCTTGGCGAAGCCGGCCATGTTCGCGAATTCTTCCACGAACTTCGTTACCTTGCCGACGGCAGGGCCAAACACCGTATCGAACTTAGACCCCGCATCTTCTGCCTCCATCGACAGATTGCGAACCTCCATCGTGAAGTCCGCCAGCTTTTGCACGGCGAAGAATCCGGCCAGGGATGTGGCGACTCCGCGCATCATGCCCGTAACGCGATTCGCGTAATTGCGAATAGACTTTTCGCCAGAATTCAGGCCCGTGTTGAGGCCCGAATTGTTGGTCGTCAGTTCGGTTACGACTTTATTTGACATGGGCGCTATTTGCTCTTATTGGCGAGCCATTGCTCAAATTCTTTTTGCGTGCGGAACGTCATGCGGTTGTCGTCGGGGTCTGCCTCGTCGCCCCCTATCGCTAATATCTGCTGATCGATCGTCATGGACGCAATTTCATCAAACGTCCATCCGTACATGCGAGCGAGTAAGCGGTATCGCTGCGCCGCCGTTACCTCCGGCTCCTTGCCTTGCCGCGCGTTTTTTTTTGACTGGCCGTGGCGACTTCGTTATTCGACTCGTTGATTCGCTCCAAAACCTGCTCAGCCTCTTGGCGGTTCTGCGGATTCAGAAGTAACGATTGCACGCGATCGATTGTGATTTCTGGATGGTTGCGGCGCAGAAAACGCCAAGTGATCTGCGTCCAGCCGGCGGGAGTGTTCACCATGCGAATGCCTCGCGGGCTCGTCCAGGTCAGCCCTGCGGCGGCTTCCAGCGCAATTCCGATCGTCTCCTTACGATCCGCCTCGTCCATGTCGGGCGTGAGGCTTTGCCGGGCGGTGCGGATGTATTGCGTGCGCACCCACTCATCGAGTTCGGTTACGTCGCGATCCGAAAAATCGCTGGCGAAGAAAGTACGCTCGACAAACTGGCCGGTGCCATCATCTTCATAGAACGTAACCGGCGTACCGCCATTGGTAAGGCGCTTTCGCAATCGCGAATCACTGGACGAATTCGACATACTTTTCTCCCGATAGTAACTGCCCCGAATCGCAACTTACGCTTCCGGCCAGAAGTTGCTGCCCGCACCCGGCAGGCGGATGAGGCCCGTGTTGCCGTTGAGGAATCCGTTCTTGCTGATGTTCACTGTTCGCGCGATGATCGCGCCGCTTTCGCGTTCCACCGTGATGTCGCTAAAGTCATGCACCATGCCCCACTTCAGCCACCAGTAATTTTCGTCGTCGATGAACAATTTCAGTTCGACTGAATTTCCCCGCTTGATCTTTTCGTAGATGCCGCCGAATCGTTGCGTTTGCTGCTCGACGACGGCCAGCGTCCAGTCGATGTTGCCGGGCTTGCGGCCGGTCCAGCAGTTCGTCGACGAATTCACGAACGATTGATTCGCGGCGGTGATCGTGAGCGTTGCTTGGGCAAGGTTCTCCCACTCGTCGCTTGCATCGCCCAGGCTGCTTTCGGGCTCGCTCACTGAGCAATCTTCCATGCCCATGCCGCCCACTTCGATCTTGGCACAGCAGACGCTTGGAACGTCGGGATCGGTATTGTCGGCCAGTGCTGCCGCGCCATCTTCCACGGTCAAGGCGAGGTGCCCCGAAAAGCTCGATTGCGTGTTGATGACAGCGCCGCTCGTCCAATCGAAATTGACTACGAGTTGATCGATGATTGCTTGGCCGCTGTATTTCGTGCCAACGCCGGCGAGCGTGTCGTTGTCGGGGGCGGTGTAGCCCGCAAACGCGAACAACTGACCTGGTAGCACCGTGGGGATGCCGCCAAATTGATTGAACGAGCCCGCCCAAGCCTTCACGCCTGTGCGCCGGCCGGTGCCGCCTTTTGTGTTGCTCGCGACGAACGGCGCCGGTGCCATCGTTTCGCCGATCGACCAATTGCGAACCGTCGACTGACCGTTGACAACGCCGAATTTACCACTGTGCGGGCCTGACATATTTCGTTGCTCCGGTTATGCGGACGATGAAGAAGATTCGATTTCAGATTCGTCCGCCAGGAGATTCCGAATGTCTTGGGTTTTAAGATGCATTTCAATTTCGCACGCCCATACGCACGACCAACCGACAATGCCGCGGTTCAACGCGCGATCGCTTTCGCCTTCTTGGGCGTCCAGGGTGTTGGCCATCTTCACGAAAGTTCGCCCGCTACCGACTGGCCATTCGAGGGCGCAGAGTTCGGTTTTCCAGTTGACCATGGCGACGAAAATCGCCCACTTCACGGGCAGCAGCCGATAGTTCGCGCGAAGATCGCCCGTCGAAACCACCCATCGCCAGCGCTGCGTTAGCATCGACGTGCTACTGGTGTTGCAGATGTTCGAACGCGGCGTCCCTGCCGGCTCGAGAATCAGTTCTGGCAAGTCAGCGTCGGCAACTGTCTGCTTGAGCGGATCGCGATTCGTCGGCGAGTTGAATCTAATACGGTTGCCGGCGCGAACGATGTTATCAAGATCCATCGCAGCATCAGCCATGCGCCACAACGCATCGTGAACCAGCGTCAACGGGTTTGGGGTGAGTATCTTATTGCTCACAAACCACCTCCGTTTCCGGTTTCGCCGATCATGCGCGAGACAGCGCGGCTCATGTCACTGCCCATCTGCCGCATGACCGTTTCCGTCGGCGGAACAAGGATTTCGCGGCGCGGAAGTCGGCCCGCGCCGGTTTGGTGAAAGCTGGCGATGTCCGCGATGGTTGCTCGCCCACCTGGATGCCCTGCCGGCCCACCAAATCCGACGCGCACGCCGAATGGAATGTCGTCCTGTAGCTGGCCGGGCTTGCGTTGGAAGATAGGATCAGTCGCGGCGAACAGTGTTCCCGTGTCGATGAGGATGGAAAACTTGCGAGCTCCGCCTCTCCCGCGTCGCGGCCCGCGCCGTCGTCGCTTGGTCGACTCTGCCAAATCTGGCCACTCTCCAGCCCCGCGCGAGTTCGCGCGATACCGACGCTGGATAAACGTCATGTAGCGAACCGCCCATTGCTTCAACGCTTGCCGAATCGGACCATTGCCACTGCCGCGCAAATCCCGATCCACCTGCGCGCGAAAACGCTGCAGGGGTCGAAGATCAACGCGAACGGTGGCGGAAATGGTGGTCATTATTCGGCAGCGGCTTCCTTGCGGACGCGACGATTGCGACGCGGGGCTTCCTCGGGCGATTCGTCCAGGGTGGTTGGATCGTCGGGTCCAGCCGTCGGCCCTTCACTTCCCACCGGCGAATCGTCGGCGGCAACTTCCTCACGTTGCGGCTCGGGTGGATCTTCGTCGTAATTCGGCAAGTCGTCGCTGCGACCGCCGGCGTTGTCTGCGGTGACGTTCTCGGGGTAGCTGTACTTCTCGATCAACTCGCGAGCCCCGCGCATCACGTTGCTCGGGCAAATGATCGTCAGCGACTTGCCGCTGTCGTTGCGGGCGAAAGCACCGATGGCCGACAGTTCTCGCCAAAGCAGCATCAATCCGCCGCCGGACTTGTCCACTTCGAACGTCGATTGCTGTAGATGCGACATGAAAAACTCTCCCGATGGTTTCTGTGCAAGCGAGAGGCACTGTGCGACTCGCCAAAACGCTACGACCGCACGACTTACGACGCGCTCGACGAACCTTCGCCCATTTCGCCCTTGATGAGGCACGCCGGCCGGGTGCAGATATGGAGCGGGTTCGACTGCATGTGCAGGTCGATGCCCTCGTCCCACTTCTTGCGCTCTTGCTTGGCGTAGAGCGGGCGGCCAGTCGTGTTGACCGTCTCCGTCCAGTCGGCGGGCGCGTAATAAACTTCGAACAGGTTCGAAACGCCCGTCGGGAAGAACCGGCACTCGTTGTCGGCGACGAACTTCGTCCCGCCAATCGCACCGCGATAGTTTTCCCAGGTGATGTCGAACATATTGAAGCCGCCACCGCTGCCGCCCAGCGGGCGATTGACGGTGCGGAGGAACGCGCCATCCTGCCAACGGTCCCACGCATCCTTCACCATCGGATGCTTGATGAAGGCGTCGAAAAAGTCGTTGCCGCAGATGGCGTGAACGCCCGTGAACAGCGTACCACCCAAGGCGTCTTCGATCGCGCGATGCACGGCCAGAGCCTTGTCAGTGATCGGCAGATTCGCATTGTCGAAGTTGAACGCGACAACCGTTTCGGTAACGCCGAACGTGGTGAACCAGTTGTAGAGCACCGTCGAGCCGTCGCCGTCGACCAATTGGCCATGCAGCGACTTGACGCGATGGAATTCCCACGTCGCCTCGAACGAATTGCGGGCTTCCTGCAGCACGTCGTTCACCTTGCCGGCGACCGTTTCCAGCACGGTTTCGCTGCCGAAAGCTCGCACGCCGGCGACGTCCGAAGCCTTGACTTCGGCATCCAGCGGAATGTAAGGCACGTTGAACGCCTTGGCGGTGCGATCATTCGAACGCCACACCTGGTCGTGCGTGCCCGGCGCCTTCGTCTGCAGCAACGACAAGCGGCCGTGTCGCTCTTCGATGACAGGCGTGCGGGTCGTGATGCCCTTGGGCGTGAACAAGTTCATCTGCCCGATGCGCATGGGAACATGGGGCAGCTTGTTGAGCGCGGTCGTCAACGACACCATGTTGAAGGCGTCGGTATTGAAAACGTCTAGCATTTCCGATTCCTTGTGGTTGGTAAGCGCCGCCGCGCCCCGAAATGGATTGAGTCAAAGTGAACTAGGGAAATTACGTGGTCTGCTGGCTAACCTTGGTCGGTTCGCGGCGGCAGATGATCGGCGGGGAGAGTGCCAGCAATCGCGTGGCGACCGTCGCCAGGTTGAAAGCCGTGTTGGTGTAGTCCACCGTCGGCAGGGCGTCGCGGTTAAGCACGGCTGGCCCGCGAACGAGCATCCGCACCACCTTCGTACCGTTGTTGGCGAGCCCTTTGACATGCTCCACCAGGATGCCGTCAATGCTCGCCTCTTCGGTATCTTGGGTCGGATCCCAAGTGCCGCCCGATTCGTTAAACGGCGTACCGGGAACGAAATCCCGCTCCGCACCGCTGTTGTTGGTGATCGTCACCGAGTCGTAGCAGTATTCGGGATCGAAATTCCGAATAACAACGTCGCCCTCAGTGCGAGGCTTGGTAAGAGTCGTGGTCATGGTTCAAAACTCCGAGTGTGTTTGATTAGAAAAGCGGTCGTGGCCGCGGGATTGGTTACTTGCTGGTGGCCGCTTTGGCCCGCGCTTCGGCGTTCTTCACGAGCGGCGATTCGTCACCGCTTTTTTTCAGCGATTCATCGGCGAGGGAAAGTTCGCCCAAGGTTTGAGCGCCGGTCTTTTCCTTCATCGAAATAACCGCTTCGTTCTTGGTAAGCGCCGAAAGCACGGTATCGAAGCCGTCGGCTTTGGTGCTGCCGTCGTCGGCCAGGGCGAGCGACAGCGCGTCATCGCTACAGAACTGCTTGGCGAGTTCGTCCTTCACCGCCGGCGTGATCTTGCAGTCTTTCACGAGGCCGGCGAGTTTCAGTTCGCGGTTATCGCGGAGAATGCCAAGCAGGCCCGCGGCGATTTTCTTTGGTGGCTCGGTTTCCTTGGCCGTTTCCTTGTCGGCCTTTGCCTTCGCCTTTTCAAACTCACTCAGGCGAGTGCTCATGCCTTCGACGTGCGCGGCCAGCTTCTCGCTGATCGCCTCGTCCTTTTCTTCGTCGGTCAGCTTCACGCCAACCTTCTTCGCGAGTTCGCGAATGTTCATGTCGGACTCCTTGGGGGTGACAGGGGGCGATAACAGCGACGCGGCAATCGCCGGCATCGCCTCGAACTTGTCGAGTTTTGGGATGATCGGGTAATCCGTTAGGGCAACGTGGCGGATCGGGCTGACGTATTCGTTGCCGGCGCCGTCCACATGCTTGGGGTCCACCCAAATCGAAACTTGTGCTTTGCCATAAGCCTTAGCCGCCTCGGCATCGTTGAACCGTCCATAGGCGAAGAGTGCATCGCCGCCGCGGCTGTTCTTTTCAACGGCCAGTTTGATAATCGTTCCCTTTTTGGCCGCCGGGTCTTTCGTATGCCCAACCGGCAAAGGGACTTCATTCCCGTTGGCAATCAGGGCGTTGTCGGTTTTCGCCCAATGCTCGAGCATCGCCCGTTCAATGCGGCGGCTGAATCGCTTGCCGTTGTGGTCTTGCAGCGTGAGCTCGCCGGCATAGATCAACTCTTTGCGGAAATTGAGCGGGGCTGCTTCGTCCGCTTTGAATTCATCCAGGCCCAACGGCCGCAACCACGCGCCGGGATGCTCGGCGTCGGGCGTGATGAAGATGAGTTGTTCGATGTCGATGGTCATGCTTCACCTATGGCGCAAGGATTGGTTCGGCGGGTTTCTTCACGGTCACTCGACCAGCGATGGCCAGCGATGGATTGAAGGCAAAGCCGCGATCAGGCTGCGGGGCGAAGCCATCGGGCATGGGCTCGGGCTCGCGCGGCGATGCCAAGTTGGCTTCGTCATCAACAAAAATCGGGATGAGTTGGCAGCGGCAGTTCCAGCCGTTCGGCGGCCACCACTGATTTAGCCGCGGATCGTCTTTGCGAAAGCGAACACCATCCATGGCTTCGTGCGAGGGTCGCACGCGATCATCGCCGGCGGTCGTGTATTCGTAGCCCCACAGAATTTCGTCCACGGCGGGGTCACTGTAGGCTTCGTAGCGGCCGGCGCCATAGGCAAGCTGCGTTTGCGTGCGAAAGATGGTTTCCAGCCGCCAATCGCTGCGTGGCGACAGGCCCAGACGGGCGAACGTCTCGCGCAACACGTCGATGCCGTTGCGGACGTGCGAGCCCTCGGCGATAAGCTGCTGGACGACTCGCTGAACTTCGCGTTCCGCCGTGGCTGATTCGCCGCGCAAAGCACGAAAGGCTTGGGTTTCGGCCTGAGCTTCGATCGTCGGAAGATCGGCGTCCAGGATGCGACGCAAGAACTTCAACGTCTTATCGAAAATGCCAAGAGCGAGCCCGTCGGAAAGGGCTGCGCCGTCGCCACCACCCTGGACGATCAACCGCGGCTGAATGCGGCCAGAGAGGGTGAGTTCGCTGCGGCGCGCGCCGGTGAGATAGGCGGCCGTCATCGTTTCGGCCAGCACCGGCTGCATTAGCTCAATGAACCGATTGGCAAACTGCGGGGTTTGCTTGCGGCGGAACGAGCCGATAACACCCGACTGAATGCGGGCCGACAATTCGCGAGCGCGGCGAGCACCGCGCACCTCGAGCTTGTGTAGCTCGGCGACGATGATGCGGGCGGTGCGGTGAGTGTCGTTTTTCTTCACGTCGAGTAAATTAAAAAGGGGGCACGCGCGACGAATCGCACGAACCCCCTTCAAAGGCTCGACGTTGAAGGCATCTGGTGAGGGCTGGCCGGCCCTGCCTTTGCCAAGGCTCGCACGAATCACTTCGCGCGGCCCCCGGTTTCTTCCTAGTCAGTCACTAATCGTCGGAAGCAACCTGAGGATAGTACACGGCTTTCTCTGTGTGATTCAGCCGCACACGACCTTGACAAATCTCAACCACTCTATTCTTAACGAAACGGCGGTGAACTGCAAGGTTATCCATCGGGTTGCCGTCAGTATTTGTGTCGGTAATTCCTCGTGAGTCGTAAAGGATTGTGCCGGCCAGTCGCGCTGTCAGGTCGACGACTTCGCGGCATGGTTCTAAAAATGGAATTTCATACGGCCCGTTGCGTAGGTCGTTGTTGAGTCGTTCGGTTGCGAGACAGCACGCCCATGTGATGCGGTCGCCGATTTGTTCCTCATCCTGGTCGTTATCCAGTGATGCCCATTTCTCGACGTTGGTTCGTCCATAGACAATTTCGACGTCGGCCCGTTCGGCGTAGGCGATGCAATCGGATGAACTACTCATGCTTCATTTTCCTCAGGCTCACTCGGCACTGTCCCATCCATCGCCAGTACGATTTGATCGGGCGTAATTTCCGTTCCACCAGCCCCGTTTTGGTTGATGACTACTTTGGGGTTGTCTCTGTATTCCGGCATCGTTTTTTTCGCCTCGAACATCAGCATGTTGTCGCTTTTTTTAGTCTCCCAAAGAGCCACTTTTTTTACCGCACGCGGATCGCCCTCGGGCACGACCTCACCATCCGCACTGACGTTGATAAAAACTGGCCTGGAGTTCCGATCGAGCACCAGCTTTCGCTGTCCCTCAAAAACTCGCCGGCGAATTTCGGCCCGCAGTCGATCCTTATAAAACTCGTAAGCCCGCTTTTCTTCCTCTGCAAATAACTCACTGGACGATCGCCATTCGGAAATCCGCTGCCTTTGCGTTCCGGCCAGCCGCGCCGATTGCGTGATACTGTCGGTTTCGGCCAGTGCAATAAGTACGGCCTGCTGCGTCTCGGTAAGCGCGGTCGATGGATCGAAAGTTGGCGACGGCAGCGCAGGGCTCCACACGCCCGCCGGATCGGGCGGCAGCAGCTCTTGCTTCGGCGGCTTTCGTCTTGACTTCGCAATTACAGAATCTCCTAAACTGCCCGCGCCCCACGAACCTTAAACATCTTCTCTTCCGCCGCTTGCCCGTCGCCTGTCGACCACCAGCGATAATGCCAAGTGCCCGTTGCATTGCAGTTGACGTCCAAGTGATAGTGGCCGGTTGAGTCCTTCACGACTTCGGCGCCATCGCCATGGGTGTAGGTGTTAATGCTGCCGCTGGGCCGACGAATCGAAACCTTCACCACGTCGGGATCTTGGTCGACGCCGGCCGCGGTTGTGAAATGCCCGCGCACTGGCACAAGATCGCCCAGGTCGTGCGTGTTATATCCGTCGCTCATTAGTTGCACCTGCTATCGCTGGCCGCACAATCGAATTTCGCCGCGTCACTTACGGCCACATTGAATTTCGCTCGATCGGAAACGCAGACATTCCACTTGGCCGAATCGCTGATTGCGAGGCAACCAGGTTGCGGTTCGACGCTGGCCGCACCCGTACCGCGAAACAGCGCCGGCGCGAATAATCGCCCAGCAAACATCCTCGTTGCAAATAATCTCTTGCTCATGGTGTTAGTACCGGCGTACCGTTGCCGTCCTCGTCTGCGTCAATCACGATGCGAGCCGTACCGACGTTGCCAATCGCATCGTATTGTTCGGTCGATGTTCCTGCGTTGGTTCGCTTGCCAGCGAGTGCTGCGGCCATGAGTCGCAATGCTTGGCGGGGCGTCTTACCTGTTTCAATGCCGTTGGCTAGGTCGAGAATTGCATCGGCGATAGCTGTACGTTCGCCACTGGTCAGCGTCATGGCGGCGCCGGCGGCCAGGTTGTTCAATGCGGCAACCGCAGCCTGCGTAGCATCGTGGTCAGCGTCGGCGCTCGCCTGCGTAGCGGCCCCGTCCGTCCCGCGCATATCGGTGTTCTCAGTCGTCGTATCAACGAGAATCACATGCTCGATTGCGCCGGTCACATCAATGCCCAGTGCGGCGAAGTTGGCGGGGAATGCAGCAGCAAACTCCGCATTGGTCGGAATGTCGTCCACGCTGGTTTGGCTGGCCGCCGTCTTGGCCGCGTCGTACGCACTGACCAACTCGTACCCCATCTTATCGCTCGCGTCGATCGCCCCCGTCGATTGATCGGTGCCAGCCAGGTAATCACGACTCGGCAGCTTGTTGACGATGGCCTCCAGGTTGCTGCGGTCGCTGGTCGTGAAATCGGCTTTGACGGCATCGGTGGTCTGTGTGTAGACCGACATTGGGAATGTGGCGCTCCCGATGACCGCCGAGAGGTCAAAGCGGATTTGCTCCAAGCCCGCCGCATCATCGACGGTGTACGTCCAGCGATAGACGCCCGTTGCGGGATTGGTTGCGCTGCCGAGATTCGCCGCGAGGCTTCCGCTAACGCTGCCGGTTGCCGTGAGTGTTGGCGTGCTGTCGGCATCGACTGCCGCGCCATCGCCGTCGTACGTGCGTGCTTCGATCGTGTAGCCAACGGTGCCGGTGTCGGGCCGTTCATACTGGCCGACGGTCGTGAGAATCACGCGGCGCGAGGCTGATTGATTCAGGGCGTTGATGTCGGATTGTGATGCGACTGTGCCGCCAGTGTTGAGGTTGTCGAGGTAGCCGGCGCGGGTTGCGGTTAGGCGGCCAAGCAGCGTTGCCATATCGGCGTTGCTGGCCAGCGAAGTCAACCCGCTACCCGTCGCCCCGATACGGCTATACGCATCCCCGCTCTGTGGATTGTGCGTGCCGCTGGCTAGGGTGCCGACGAGCTTTCCAAGTTGCGTATCAAGGTCAAGCCCGCCAGCATCGCTGATTGGCAAGCCGCCCGCCGCATCGGCGGCTGCATTGGGGAGGGCCGTGCCAGCAAGCCCACGGGTCGCCGAGTAGTTGTCGATGGCACTCTTCAGGTTCGTTGGCGTCGTGAAACCAATGATCGGTTCTAGCCGAATATTCGCCGTGGCGCTCTTGGCGTAGAGCGCGAACGCATTGCAGTTGGTTTCTGCCTGCGTCAAGTCGAAAGCGTAAACGCCCGGCATGTTCGTCGCATCGACTTCCGTGGGGTTCGTATCGTCAATGGCGTTCGCCGTCCCATCGAGCGAGACATAGCCCGTGATGTTCGCAGCATCGCCCGTTTTCGCCGCGCCCGTGGTCGAGTCGTAGGCGTAAACGTGAATCTTCTGGCTGGCCGTGTTTTTGAACAGCATTGCTTATAGCCCCACTTGGATTGCACGAGGCATGAATACCGCACCACCCCCGCTCGGCTCCGTGATATCCCCAAGCACAATGTCCAAGATCGGCAGCACGGTATCGTCATCCGTCCACGCTGAGCCGTTCCAAGTCGATAGCCCGCGACTCTCGCCGTAGGGGTAGGCGTGGCGGTCTGCCGCTTCGGCAAGTTGGATACCTGCGATTCCGACAGCCGATGACGACACGCTCTCGAAGCCGATGTAGTATTTGGTGCCAAAGTTCAGCGCCGTAAGGCTGGCTTCGTCGAACGTGATGCGTCCCGCTTGCGGTGGGCTGAAGGTGTTGAACTTGTCGGTGTCGAGCGTGATCGACTGAATGACCGACCCTGCCGCGTCCCATAGGCCGAGAATCATCGAGCCGGACGGCAGCCGGAACGCCCCGCGCATTCCAAGCACAGTGAACGTGTCGCCGTGGCCACTTGGCAACGTGAAGTGCATTGCCTGTCGGTTGCCGGATGTACTTTCAGTGGTCGAGTACACACTTTGAGCGATGATGCCGTGACGACCGCTTGCCGTGCGATAGCCGAAGCATTGGCCAATTTGCTTTGCCCATGTGCCGCCAGTGAGCGTGTTGGCGTAGGGGAGACTTACGATACTTGCAGCAACACTGCTATTGCGGGTGAATGTCGAAAAGTTGCTTCCATCCACGGTGCCGCTGCTGTAGCGAATCGTCAGCGCCATTAGCTGGCCGCGAGTTGGTGTGTAGGAATTATCAAGAGCCTCCCATTTCCATAGCCCATCCCATGTTGCATCGGCAGGCGGCGTAAATGTCGATGATGCCGGGGTGCCGCCGCCGAGATACGTTCCATCGGGGTTGCCGGTTGATGCGTCTACGCCCTCTAGGCCAATGATATAAGTGGGTGGCGTGCCGGTTCGCGCACCGTAGCGAAAGCCCAGGTGTGTAATGGCGTCGGCGGAGTCTGTCTGAAAAATGAACGCCAGTCCGTCGTTGTTGGCGTCCAAGGTGTGATTCAGAACCGTTGTACTTGCACCACGGTCAGTGCCGCCAAACGGTGTGGAATAAAGTGCGTCAGCCATTAGCCTGCCTCCTTCACCGCAACAGCGAGTTCACGACCTTTGAGCGGCGAGAGGTCGCGGGCGTCCGCATCGCTCTTGAAGTGCTCTTTGAGGATCATGGCGATTGCCTGCTCGTCGGTCGGCTGGTTGTCGCGCACCCACTCGCGCAGGCCGCGCATGCCGCCGCTAACTTCGATTTCCGTCTTGCCGTAGCGGAGATATGTCTTATCCCCGCGCCGCTCGATGTTGCGAATGCTCGCCATTACTGTGGTTCCGTGTAGACAACTGGGGTGTCAGCGAGTCCGTTAACGCTGATCGAAGCGCCGACTTGCGTGGTCTTGTTCGCGCCATCGGGCGAGGCGCGATACGCCTTCATCGCCAACAACTTCTCGGCAATGTCGGGCGCAGCATCCATTTCGTCAGCGACCGCGCCGACTGCCGCCCAATCGACATACTCAATTGCGTTGCCGCTCGAAAAGTAGAACGTGATCGCGCCGCTTGTTTGGTTCTCTTGAACACGAGTGCAACTGACGTTCTGGCCTGGCATGTGAAACTCCTCTAAAAGTTCCGTGACGCTGTTCGTACCAAAGTGAAATTGATCGGTGAGGATGGCGGGGGCTGCGATGGTGCGGCTGTCGATTTCCACTCCCGCGCGAATCTGCTTGTACGTGTTGCCGACGCGCACGAACGTATCGCCGGGCTGATGGGCGAAAGGCGGGTCGATGGTGAAACGTCGTAGTGGCATTTACGGGGTTTCCAAATCGCTAACGTGCGGCTGCTCGCGGAGTTTTAGTAGTGTCAATCTGCGCTCTTTCGGCAGGTGGTCACGCTCTGTCAATTCGATGTCGTATTGCCGAAAAGTTTCGCGATACATTCGCGCCTCAACTCGCCGCGTTACTTGTCCGTCATGCCAAGTCATCGTCCAGCGGTTGCGGGCGAAGTCTCGCGTGATTGATTGCCCCTTTGCTAGTCGCCAGTCGGATACGTCAAACGGTCGTTCTTCGCCCTTGCGCCAAAACACGAACTGGTCGAATACATGCCGCCCGGCGTCGTCAAAAAATGCGTTCTTCTCAATCACGCTTACCTCATCACACACCACGCCCGTTGCCTCGTCGGGCGGGATGATGCAGAGAGCGATGATTGCTATGGTGAAGATCATTTCCGATTCCGCTCCACATACCGCTGAATCGCGTCCGCCACGTTGTTGGTTTTCGCGCTCAATACGCCCATGCCGTAGCCCACGATAAGCGTGAGAATCGGCCAGATTACAAACCAGAAGAATGTCACCACCTCACCTCCGCAGCCGCACGGGCTGATTTGTTATGCCCTAGCTTGTTTCAGCCATTCCACGCCGTCACGCTAGGGTGTTGTGCTCGTACACCTCGAAGCGGTTAGCGAACTTGCGGGCTAGGTAGGTGGGCATCATGGCTTCAGTCCGTTCCGCTCTAGTGTCAGTCGAATCCAGCGAACATCAGCCCGCATTTCAATCAGCGATTCCCGGTCAATATCCCGCTGCTCTTGCAGCTTCTGCACGTCGCCTCGCAGCTCTGATATTTGGTACTGCGCGACGGCATAACTCCCCACGACCGAAGCGGCCACGATGATGAGCGTGATGATTGTCGAGCTTGACCACTTCATGTCGCATATCTTTCTGCCTCAGAGTCGCACTACCACGTTCGCCACCACGGCGATTCCAGCCCATCCGTAAAGCACTTCGCCTATGCAATCGCCGTAGGTCGTCCAGAAGGTTGCTAACGCCTGCCGCAAGGATCACCTCACTCTCCGCGCCCTTGCGGGTCGCTACGCCGATCACCGGCGCTCTGTCGTAATTTTCCGACAATGACCATGAGCCTTGCCCGCGCTACCGTCTTATCGCTTTCCGTCAGCACGCCTCCAATCAACAGCATTTCAATCGCTCGAATGTGTTCGGCCATCAGTTCGGCATCGCTCATGGCCACCTCATACATTCCGTGGTTTTCCAACTGCCTATGCCTCGCCCTTACGCCGATCTACTCGCCGCCCTCCATTCGTGCCGTGCATCTCTCCGATAAAGCTCGTGCCGTTTAAGCAGTCGTCGCAACGCACTTCTCGTATCCGGTTGGAAAATGCCACCCACACAAGCCCGTCGCAGCCTGAGCATCGAAGGCGAACGTGTTGCACTCCTGCAATTGTCTTTGTGCTGTTCTCGGCGGGGTTGATGGGGTCGGGCATTGGTTAATTCAGCCGCCAGGATTGAGGGCCGCGCGTACCGCCGCATCTTTTGCCTCAAGCAGCTTTCGCAGAGCTACCGTGCGTTCAGGTCCAGGCGAGACAGAATTTACGATGTGTTCAGCAAGTTCGCCGAACGGCTTAGAGTGCGCCTGCAAATGCTCTGGCAGATGCGAGTACGCAAACCACTTCAACATTCGTTCTTCGTTCATGCTCTCGCTTTCTTTTTGTATGGTCGCGTAACGTACTTTTCGCCCTCACGAAACTTGCCTCTGCGCATGTGGCTCGCAATATCCTCAAGCTCCGTTGCAATTTGCTTGCGAATCGCTGGCGACATTGCCTGTGGGTTCCACCCCTGAATGCACTCGCCATCCTCAAATCGCACTTCGCCGATCTTCATTGCCTTACGCTTTCATTAACGCCGATGAAGGAACCGGATACTTTGTGTCGCCGCCATCTTTCACGATCGCGAGGCCATCGGAATTGAACCCAACGACCCGCCCGATAACATTTGCCCACCCCTGGAATACCATCGCGTTCGTTTGCATAATGCGAACACGGTCCCCGATCTTGATGGTTGGCGTGTGCTGCATCACTACTTCCTCGTTGGGTCCACTGGCATTTCGTCGTAGGTGGGCATGGTCATGGCACGTTCACCGTGTACACGGGCAAGCCTAGGGATTGCGCCAGCGGCTTCATCAGTGCAAGCAACGCCTTGCAATCCTCGCTGCGCCCACGTTGGCACGCCTTGCCGTATGCGTCGGTTAGGTAGCCAAGTGCATCGGCAATGTCGGATACTGGAATGGATTCGCGTTCTGGTTCTGCGTCTGCCAATCCAACATGAAAGTCAACGTCGCTCACAGCTTTCCTTTTCAAACCCCCGCCCCCGCCAATTGCGACGGGGTGCGGGGTGGCGTAACGCACGACTAGAAACCGATGTTGATAAGCCCGAACTGATTCGTGTTGTTGATGAATCCGCGGCCGCCGAGAAACGCACGACGACCAACGAATTGCCGTTGCACGAACACTGGCTGCACGAAAGCGCGTTGGCGAACGAATCGCTGGCGAACGACGACGGGTTGCACGAACTGGCGTTGAACGACAACGGGTTGAGTGAACTGCTGAACGTGGCCGACTTGCTGTTGCACGACGACTTGTTGAGCGCCGCCGCAAAACGCCTGCGCCGCGCCATGAGCATGAGCCATTGAGGCACACGCTGCGAGAATCAGAATTGCGAGTAGGGAACGCATGGTTACTCTCCTTTGGTGAGATTGCTAAACGCGATGTCTTCGTACCAGCCAAACAGCGCATCCTGCTCGGCGTCGGTCAGCTTGGCTTTCTCGCTCATGCCGTTGCGCAGGCCGCGACCAACGTAAGCAGCCACCGAAGCGTCAAGCGGTGCCGATGGGTCAAGCGTCCAGTGGTCGGCAGCTTGCTTGTCGTAGCCGTGGCATTTGGCGCACTTCTGCAAGATTCCGCCGATGTCCGTGGAAGCCAGCGCTGTTGCGGGCAAGCCCTGAGCCTCGCGAATCGTCACGTTGAGCCGGTCGAGGGCGGCGGCGGTCAATTCGTCTTGCGTCTTGTAGCTGGCGTAGTTCGCCCCTACCGGCGCGTAGTAGTACTGCTGTGCGTAAACGGGATACGCGACCACTTGCTTTTGCACCACGACCTTTTGCACCGCCTGCACTTTGCAGGACGGGTTTCCGGCTAGGGCGGTGAGCGGCAGCGCGAGAACGAGAATTGCGGCGATGAGCGATTTCACTTGGCGAACCTCCGGGCATAACTGATGTGCGAAAGAGCGAGCGGCAGGGCTTGGCGGAAGCGTTGCGGGTTGACTGTTTCACCCTTGGCAAGCTGGCCTAGGGCGTCGTTGCTCACGCCTTTGAGCCATTGGGTGAGCGTTGCCTCTGGCGTGCTGTCGGCATCCACCGCCAAGCAAAGTTCGATGCAAGCTCGCGTTGGCGTCACCGGCGAAATCATCACCTGGTCGAACATCCAATTCAGGGCATCGACGCAATCGCTTGGTTCCGCACCGTCGCACGCGAGCCTGCTGGCTTCGTACCAATCTTCGCGATGCCGCAATCCGTCACGCTCGCGCCGCCGTTGGTCGCCGTAGTACGCACCGATCTGCGCCGCCGCAATCTTGTCTTTGGCCGACGGAATGCCGTTGCTGTGCTGATGTTCGATGTAGCCGCCTTGCTCGGCGTTGCCTGCCCGCGCGAAGTGACACGACCAGCAGCCTAGACCAACGTAGATAACGCGGTTGCCGTGGGAGTAATCAAGGGCGATTTGACCGGGAACGATGCCGTTCTCAACCCGCGCCTGATTGCCGCCAGCGATGAACGTGTAGGCTTGCCCGCCCGTGCCGATCTTGAATGCCTCGTAAGCGTCGCTCTTGTTCGTGCGGTCTGGCAGGCCGAAAACATCGCGCTCCGGTGTCAGCAATTGCGATTTGTCGATGTCGAACGAGAGCAAGTAATCTTCGTAGGCTTCGGTGCCGCGCTGCGTGCCGGTGACGCCTGATTCGTCCAGGTTTGCGCCGCGAGCGCCTGCCAGCCCGAATGCCGAATGCGATTTGATGCCGAGAAATTCGGCCAGGGTTTTGGGTGCCGCCGTGAATTCGTAGTAGAGGGGCGCAACACACGCCTGCGCGACAAACTCGCTCGCCGTCACCATGTCGTAGCCGGTGCGCTCGTAAAGCAGTTGAGCGGCAGCAGAATCAATCCAGGGGCCGTAAGCTCGCACTTCGCACTTGACGAGATGCTTGGCGGCCACATTGGCGTAGGAATGTCCCTTGCAGACAAACGAGCACCGATCGCCGTTGATGACGACCGACGAAACGTGTAATCGCTCGTTGACAAATTGGTACTCGTAGGCGAATGCTGAATAGCGCGGATCGTTGATTTTCGACCATGCCGACAGCCAACCTTTGTTGAACGGGTCGTACTGTTCGGCCGGCAGCATCACGCAAATATCACTGACGCGCACCGGGCGCACCGGCACACCGCTATGGCTCATGTGGTGAGCGGCGAAAGCGATGGCGTCGATTGCCTGCGCTCGCTTGTCGGCGGGAATGTCGTACAGGCTGATGTAAAGCGGCGTGCCGTGGTAGGTGACGGAGTGGCCAGCGGCGTCGCGTAGGGCGTCGTTGAGCGGGTCGGCCCCCATCGCCGCATCAGCAACCAGCATCAAAATCGCAAACGCTACAACCAGCCAGCCGCCCCACGACCAAGCGCGGTAGCTGTCCCGCTCCGCTCGCAGCCGGTCGTTCTCATCCATCAGCTTCGCCAAATTCGGTCGAAGCGCCGACGACAACTCCTTGGCCGGTGGATGCGCCCCATCGGCTTGCTCGCGGTAATCGCGGTATCTGGAGTTGCGGTCGGTCATTGGGCTAACGGCTGCATCGCCCCGTGGTCGCCGGTTCGTACTGAATGCCGGGAATCAGCCCGCCGATAATGTCGCCAAGCCCGCCGCCGCTCTTGCCGCCCTGCGCCGCCAGCCACTTGGCCAGCAAATCCATCAGCAGCGGCAACAGCAGCTTGACCAACTGATCCCACGGCACATTGACCGCCTGCGCCTGCGTTTCCCCGGTGCCCAGGATGAAATCCAGCAGCGTGACAAGCTGATCGTCGTATTGCGTTGGCGTCCACTTGGCGATGATGCGAGCCGCACCGCGAATGTGAACCAGCAGTTCGCGAATATCTTCTGGCGCGCCTTGTGCGACGACGCTTTCGAGCCGTGCGGTCAATGCTTGAATTTCACTCACGATTTAAGCTCCTAGTTTGTTTCTGACTTTCTGGCCGACAGCGATTGGGGCCGAAACGGCTAACTCAAAATCCCAACCGCGCTTGATTCGCATTTGCAAGGTTCTGTAAGGAATCCCCAGCTCTTCGGACCACGCTGACAGGCACTGGGTTTTTCCGTCCTTCGTAAACGTGACCACACTTGAACGATTGCGAGCCTGCGTTACTGGCGTTGCCCATCGGCAGTTGGATGGTTCGTAGTGTCCGTCACTCTCTCGGCGGTCAATCGAGTGCCTTGCCGACGGTCGATCTCCCATATCAGCGATGAAGTTCTCAAATGAATTGCGCCACCTATCGCACACTCGAATCCCACGACCGCCGTAAAGGTGAAAATCCTTGTGGGCTTGGTTTTCGCACCGCTTAATCATCCCCTTCCAGATTTCATAATCAGGGTGCGTCTTGGACATTCCGTGCGTGCGATTCAGATTCCCTGTCACCTCACGCTTAACGCAGCCGCAACTCTTGGTGTTTCCGCTCGTGAGCCTGCCAGTTGTGCAAGTCATTTGATTGCCACACTCACAAAGGCAGTTCCAAACGATGTGTCCGCGGTCGCGTCCCTTCAGTGATTCAACGAGCAGTCGCCCAAACTTTCTTCCGGTGATGTCTAAAAACTTGCTGTTCCGTACAATTGCGTTTGACATGCTTTGTTCCTTTTCAACAAAGTGTGTTTCGACACTTAGGCGAGCCAACGCCTAGGTGTCTTTTCATTGGGGAAACATGGTTGCTTTCGCAGCCGCTAATACGTGGTGACTTGGATTGCCGATAGTGTCCGAGCCGCGCCCGCTGCCCGAACCGGCAAATAGCAGCGCGACAAAGTTATTTGTTCCCGCTTCAAGAATCATCGAGCCGGAATCACCAGCGGCGGAAAACGAACCGTCGTCGCTGGAAAACACGTTTTGGTCTACGAATCGCCCGACCTTGCCCGCGTCGTAGCTGACCTGCGAAACACCCTTCACGCCGACGCATCGCCCTTTGGTGTTGCCGGTCGTGCGTCCGCTCTTGACCACTTGCATACCGAGCTTTGCGTCAACGGCTTTCGTGCCGAGCTTGCCGAGTCCAATTTGCTCCGGCGTGCATCGGTGCTTTCCGTCTTTGTCGCGCGGGTCGAGAATCGCAAGATCGACCACGTTGCGGCCATTGCGGCCCATCGTGATTGGCACCACGCGCCGCACGAGCGAGAAGTAATTTGGGTTCGTCGCGGCGGGTTGGTGCATAGGCCAATTGGCTGCGCGCGTGAGGCCGGTCACGTGGGCATTGGTGATTGCGATTACTTGCCCATCGCTCACGAGCATTCCGCCGAGCGTGCCGACCCA